AGTCCCATAGCAGCTTGCATCGACAGGCTTGGATCCGAGTAAAATCCGCGAGAAGTCAAATTCTCCTGTAAAGCAACCGAATTTAAAGGATTGTTTCCAACCTTTGCGATTAACTTAACAGGTATTGCCGACACTTCAACACCCGAGATAAATAATCTCTTAGCAAGTTCCCCGACAGGGAGTGATCCCGCAGAATGGAGCCACGACTTATCTAAGTTAATCTTAACATCAAAGGAAGCCATCAATGTCTGATATTTCGCGGCGACGGCATTGTTCCAGATAGTCATATCATCCCCTATGATAGCGTAGTCCGTGAATGAGCCTTCAATCCCGGCTTGTTTTGCCGCTATTTGGATTGCAACATGATGAGATAAGGCGAACATCGGGAATGATGATTTAGCACCCATAGGTTGCCCAGCACCATAAGTGTAGCTTTCACCACCACTCCAAAATGAACGTGCAGTCAGAAGATTCTTCCAGTTTGCCGCAGGCTCTGTGGCCCCCAGAAGATGACTTAAGACTGCCTCCTGGAAGCTAATAGGAAAGCGATCAGTTGCTGCTGATAAGTCGAAAGACGAAACCTGTGCTTCTGGTCGCGCAGTTTCGGCCTGGACACGGAGCACCTGCGCTGTCTGGTCGAACGTCCCATCCATAGGGATCATACGTAAGAAGTGGGACAAGGTCTGATGCAACGGATCCAGAGCGACCTGAGTCCAGTAATCTAAAATTGCGACCAGACGTGTTTTCCCGCCCCACTCCTCAATAGCATGAATACGACCAAGCTTCGCGGTCGACAATGGAATTGCCGACCCTCTTACGTCGATCGTTCTACAAAGATCATTCACTATATGCTTTATCCCTGCGAATTCAGTATAGGCTGTAAGCGAACCGAAGGTCTTCTGGTGTGCTAACACTGCTGCAGCATCCAACTGAGCATCTAACAACGCGTGACCATTAGGTCCCGCTTTGGTCGACAGTAAGTACTTAAACGATGCATTACGAGCCTTAAACTCACGTAGAAAGGCCTTATGTGTAATTCCCAGAGAACTTAGAGAACTTTGCACCATGTTGGTATGATCAGGACTAATTTTATAAGATGAGGCCTTAGTGATAGTATCAAAGTTTGGAGCAATGACTGTCACTATGACACTGTGAAGAGACAAGAATGCGTAGACTACTCTAATAAAAGTAATCGTCTCAGAGACAGGTAAACCAGAGAATAGGTACTCATACAGGACGATAGACTCAATATGGAAGTAGTTATGACCAGCTTCAGTCAAGTTACTTCGTAGAGAGTCGATAGAGCTATACGGTTGTGGAGAACGGATCCATGCGATGAAGTGATGTGAAGCAGATTTGAGGTCACCTATTAACACCTTAGGGTCGTTAGTCACCTGACCTGACAACATAGCGAACCATGTTGACATAGCCGTGATAGCCTCAGGTGCCCACTGAACACCCGAAAGGTTAACAAGTAATATCAAAGCTGAGAAGGTATACTCAAGGTTTTTAACCGTCGAACGACGAAGTTGATCGGCGGTTAAAGGTAGCGCAGGTGTAACGTAGAGTGATTGTAACCCGAAAGGATTTTTATTCATTAAATAAGAACAAACTTAGAACTGACTTCGTGGGCAGATTGTGTAAGCTTACGAGAACGAGACGATGAAGACGTATCGGGTAAAAGGAGAATGTGCACTCATATACTGAATTTAAAATTTTGCTAGCTTCAGATACGAGCGCAATGATTGGCATGTGCACAAGATGCTAAAACGTAGTCTCGTCAGACGTACGAGTCGTCGTGTTCCATATAGGGGTTAACTATATGTACTAATGAACCACCTACCGGTTAACCCCCGATAGATGTGCGATAAAGTGTCAAAGAGTGATACAAACCCTTGCGAATCACCTTCGCTACGGCTGCTAGGCCACTGGAC